TAGCAGATGGAATTGCAGCAACACCTTCTTTAACGCTTTTACGTCTTGTTGCTTCTAAGTCATACTTCTTACGTTGATTACGAGTTACTACACCAATCGCTTGACCTTTTTTAATATTAGGTCCAAAGTCAAATGCTGCCTTAGTAAAGACATCAGATCTATCAACAGTAGTTTTACCATCATCAGCAGTATACTGTTTTGATCTACCCCATTGGTTTACATTTTTAGAAGTAGTATTTTTCTTAGATGTTGATATAACATCATTCTTTTTAGGATCAACTATTTTCTTTTCAGTATTTTTAATTGTTTTATTTTCCTTTGATGGTAATGCTTTAGGACTTTCTGTTGGATTAGCAATAATTTTTTTACTATTTTTAGTACTTTGTGATCCTGCTACAACTCCTAGAAGTCCAGCAGCAGCACCAGTTATTGCAGCATTCTTTGCCATCTTATCTGATTTCATGGTAGCAGCTGCTGCATTATTCAATGCATCCCATTCTCTAGCCATCTTGAATTTCTTCTGAGTAAATTCAGATCCTTTACGGCTCATACGTTCATTGTATCTATTGAAGAATACATTATTCAATTTCTTTTTAGAAGATGTTGTATTACTACTTCCTGATGGTAATGATCCTTTTACATTAGTACCACTAAGTTTTTGTGGTGTTTTAGTACCAGTTAATTGTTTAGTACCTTTTTTACTAAAGAAGTTTTTAACTTTAGCAACTAAAGCACTACCCTTATCAGTTGTTTTAGATAATGCATTACCTTTAGATTTCACTAATGAACCAGGATTAGATAATTTTATAGCAGCATCAACTTTACCTGAATATGTTGTTGGTTTTTTAGAAACTTCAACTGCTCTAGCCATTCTCTTTGTCAACTCTGCTGCTTTTTTTGTCTTCTCAGTCTTTCCTTGCAATTTAGCAAGAAGATTCATTCCTTTAGATCTTATCTCTTTAGGTTTCATACCCTTAGTTACCTTTTTAGGTAAAGGAAGAGATGTCTTAGCAGAAGGTAGATTTGTAGTCTTTGGTGCTACGTCAATAATTTTTCCTGCTCTTTCTTTTGATGATTTAGCAAGACGATTTGCTCTATCTACCAACTTTTTATATTTTTTATATTTTGCAATATCACCTTCACCCTTTTTCTTTAAAGGTTCAAGTAGTTTTTGAGTACTACCCTTTAATGCTTTATACCCTTTATCTGTAATTTGGCGTAATTTTTGACCAGCAGCATAAACACGGGATGGTAATTTACCAACCACATCAATATCCTTATTTGCTTTTGCAGCTGCGTTTTGCCAATTCTTAGGATTCTTAACAAATTGTGTTAAAATCTTCCTATCCTTTATACCACGCTTTGCTGCAAATTTAGCGATCTTTGGAGCAAACTTTGATATTATCTTTGCACCAGCAATAGCACCAGATACTAATCCTTCATTAAGTAATTCTTCTTTTACATCATAAAATTCTGCAATTTCTTCATATGATAAACCATCTTTATAAAGTATATCAACATCTTCTTCAAGTATTTCTATAATCATATTTTCCAAATCTTTTTCATAAGAAGCAGAAACTGTTTCTTTCTTTTTATCATTTTTTACAAGATACCTATAATCTACAGGAGCAGCTTCATTTGGACCTTTTGAATAATCTTTTTTATGACCCGATCCAGTGTACCCCTTTGTCCTATTACCTTCGTCAACAATCTCTTCCTTAAATTGTCCAGGTTTAACTTTAGGTAAAGGAACTACTTTACCCTTACCACCAGTGCTTTTTAGTTTTTCATCTTCAATTTCAGGAAGAGGAACTGCTTTACCACTACCACCAGTGCTTGTAAATTGTCCAGGTCTAACGGTGGGCATCTTAATCCCAAGATTCTCTCCCAATTCAGATCTCCAATCAGAAGAATTCAATGCTTTTGGTTTAATTATATCCACAGTTTCTACCTCTAAAAATTTTGTGTCTTTTGTATAAGGTTCTACGCTTACACCGCCTTGTAGTTCTTCATTTTTCATTCCAGGAAGATTTTTTGCTGGATCAATCTCATTATTAAATCCTATTAATGCTTTATCAAGGGCATGCTTTGGTGTTGTTTTTTTAGTTGTTGTTTTTTTAGACTTACTAAAAACAGTAGCATTACCAATTTTTGCATCTACATTATATCCACTACCATCCACCTTAAAGTTAACTGCATATTTCTCATCCAAGTCAGATCTCCAATCAGAAACATACTCTCTCACGAGTTCTCCATCAGACTGAACCTTGTATCCTTTAGGAATTCTTTTACACTTCTGACTAGTATTACAATAGTAATATCCTTTCTTACAAGACGAGTCCATCGAATGTATTATTCTTTACTATTATTATTTAGAATTCCTTGTTTCAGCATCTTTGATAATTCACTAGTTGAACCTACAAATAAAGCATTATTCGTAACATTATTAGTTGTTTTGGGTGTATCTTCGTTTAAATCCTTAACTTTTTTCTGTAAATCTGCTAATTTATCAGTTGTGTCTGCAACACTTTTTATTAATTGACCAGCAACTTCATACGCTCTAGGACTTGCACTTTCACCTGCAAGTTCCATAATACCATTAATTGCTTCCTGTCCTTTCTCAATTAATGAATATAATTGACCCCTTGTATATTTGTAATCCTTATCAACATCATCGGTAATATCTATCATTGTGTCCTTTCTTCGGACACAACCAGCTTCATTAACTTGCTGAACTTCAAGTTCAGTGTTAAATGTATCATTCAAATCGTCATAATTATCTTTCATAGTATTAACTCTTCCTACACTTCCACTTTCGTAATGCTAATGCCTTACGAGTTGGTCTTCCCTTTTCATCTTTCATTGGACCTTTCATACCGCCCATACGAGCACAGAATGATTTTCTTCTTTTTGCTGCTTTACCGCCTTTTTTTACTTTACCTGTTACGGGTGCTTTTAGATCTGAACCAGGATTCTCTGCCTCATAGGACTTTCTTCCTTTTTCATTTAAACCACCTTTTTTATTTTTACCTGCTTTCTTTGTCCAAGCAGCACCCTCTTGAACAAAATCTAATTCATCTCTCCAAGAGTAACTTTCTTTCTTACTCTTATTACCCCAGTTCTTAGCACCTACTTTACGGCACTTAACAAGAGCACCTGAAGCATATGCACTTGGCCAAACAGAATACCTTGATTTTACCTTATGGTAACAAGCATCCTTCTTGCCTTCTTCTATTTTTTTCTTTCCTTTTTTCTTATCTTTAACCGCTTTCTTCATTGACTCTTCAGTATCACCATCACCGTCAATATCAATATAATCTGGTTTTGCCTTATTACCTTCACCCATCCAATGAGTAAACTTACCTTCGTCTACCATACCCCTTAAACGCTTTGCCTGTTTCGTATGCATCGCTACAGCAGCATCTAATTCTTTAGCAGTTTTCTTTAGTTTAGCTTTATTTTCCTTGCCTTCTTTCATACCATAAGTTTCACATGGATTTTTTCCACATCCACAATTCTCATGTCCTTCATCAACAATTTCTACTTCTTCCTTTTTGACACAGTTATTATAGGTTTTACCAAACATTTTTTTGGTTCCCTTTTTCTCATAACCAGGCCAACATTTCTGTGCCTTTTTCTCCTCTAAAGTTTTTCTAAAGAGTTGATCGATAGTTTCTTCAGTACTCACGTTAATTGCCTTACCTTTACGATTTGGATTAGGATCTTTCTTATTTTTACGTCTGAAAGCTGCTGCCTCCTCATCCTTATTTAGATTCCTCTTCATCTTGCTAGAACCACACTTAGGTTTAGTCTTTTGACCTGGTTGTTTAGCACAAGGTTTACCTGCATATTTACCACCTAACTGAACCCAACCTTTCTTACCATCAGAAGATTTGGATTTATTAAACCAATCGTGAAGAGAACTATCTCCAGATTTATTTTTTTCTGTAATAATTGTCATTAGAGGTCTACTTTACGTGTTGGACTGAAATCTTTAGCATCTCCAAAGAAAGTCGAAGTTTCTGTGAATCCAAAATCATCACCTGGTTCTATAAATGGATCATCCTTAGCATCTATAACATTATCTTCGTTATAGTCTTTTTTCGCTTTAGCAGCAACAGTATAACGTTGAACACGTTTTGCTGTTCTTGTATTCGTATCTGAATAGTAATCCAATTGAACTTTGCGAATAAGTCCATCTGGAGTATCTGCAATAGGACCAAACATAAAAGTTTTTGCTGTAAATTGAAGAGTGTAAATTAACGCTCTTCTTGTAGCAAAATCTCCTTCATAATCATCTTGTTGTGTGATACTTTGAAGAACCATTGGAATGTCTCTTTTTTCACCAATTGATTTAACTAAATCAACTGACAATGTAAATCCTGGTTGAAAAAATGGTAATATTTGTTCAAGAATTTGTAGTCCATCATCTTGAAGTTTAGTAAGAATATTTAATTCAAATCCAAGATTGTAAGGAACAGGCATAAAAACCTTCTTCATTTGTTCACCATCTTTTACTTTAAAAGTCTGAGTAATACCAGACTTTCTAGTTGAATCATAAGATATAGAAGATATTTCAAATGACATTCTTGGTAATGTTATTTGAACTGCTTTATTCAATTCTGGTTGCTGCTGTATTCTTGCTAAGAATTTTTGTCTAGGACCATAAGCAACAGGAACTTTTATTTCACTAATATCATTTCCAGAACCATCCTCATGACGCACATATATGTCATTAAAGAGTGTACCAAAAGCAATAACTGTTTTTCGTATTATCTCGTGATAAAAATATGTTCCTAACATTAGTAAGTACCAAATGGATTAGATTCTGTGAAATCTAAAATAGAATCTGCTTCTGTTTCAAATATATCACCTTCATTATATTTATCATTAGCATCCTGTTTATCATATGCTGATACACTATACAAAGCACCAGATTCTAGACCTTTAATATCTTCACCATCAAAGAATCCTGTGGTTGTTGTACCAATTCCAACATTCGATACTTTAAGAATCATAGTATCCAAATCCCAACTCTTAACTCTTGCTTGAGTTCCAGATCTCATTCCTTGTACTAATTCATTAAACATATATGTACCTATTCCACTAATTGTTTCTGGATTTGCAATAGTAACAACAGGTGATGATGCATAACCTCTACCAGGATTTTCAACAAATATTGAATTGATTTGCTTGAATACACCTACAGAACCTATAGAAGATATTCCAGTTGCTGTGGTACCAGAACCTGGTTGTGCAACTGTAACCAAAGGTGCAGTTCCATAACCAACACCATTATCTGTCATAGTAAATCTAATTACACCTTTGAAAGTAGTCTCTACGGAGCAAGTTGCAGCAGCACCTGTTCCACCACCACCTGATATTGTAATTATTGGTGGAGATGTATAATTAGCACCAGCATTAGTCATTAATATCTTCTCAACTGATCTCACACCTGCTCTTTCTGTTGTAAATGCAACAGCAGTAGCATTGTCTCCTATTTGTCCACTAGGTGATGTGCTAATTGATACAACAGGAACACCTGTAAATCCAGATCCATCATTATTCAAGAATATTTCACGAACATATCCAGTATTAATAGATGCTACAGCAGTAGCAGTTCTACCAATTCCAACTAACTGCAATTCTTGAATATACCCTTCATCTTCAACTTGAGTATCAATCGCTTCAATAGAAGTATCAATAACTTCATCTTCATATTCAAATAGTTCACATTTAAGTTTATAAACATAATTTTTACCCAACTGATAGAAAGGTTCTTCATGTTCTACAAATTTAATTTCAAATAATCTTTGTCCTAGTGGAAAAAATATTAAATCACCTTCTCTTGGTCTAGTGGATAATAGATAATCATCAGCAGCCATAAATGGTGCTATAAAATCTTCAAATTTTTCTCTTGAAATTGTAAGAGTTACTTCATCCCTTAAACTCATTCCGAATTTTGTTAAAACATCTCCTGTTCCTGAATATCCATCATAATTATCAATATAAGCTTCTATAGAAAAATTATCATCAAATTTTGATGATTGAACTTCTTGAATAATTGATTTTACATTTACAAATTTTCTTGGAATATAACTAACTTCTACACCATATATTTGTAATTGTTCATTTATGAGGTTTTGTACCAATCTTTGTTCTGATTGAGAACCTTGTAGAAAAAACGGATTTAATGCCATATCTCATCAACCTATAAAATCATATGGTGGTAATTCATATTCATTTGCCATTCTTGATCTTATACTTTCAATCTCTCTTTCTGCATCATCATATATTTCACGACCATTCAGTTCAATGCCACCAGGAAGTTTTACTCCTCTAAATTTTATTAAATTCTGCCCCCATTGTCTTTTAATTAATGCAGTAAGATATAATTTAAGAAACTGGTCATTATAGACTTGAGTAAACGAATCAGGATCTAATGCCCTGTAACAATCAAGAATTAACCAATTATCAACACTTTCAGCACCCCAATCTATATCTAGATATAATCTATCTTGTCTTTTATTAAACCTTACTTGTTTATCAGTTGTGAGTAAAAAATCAATATCTTCCAGATATGATTTTGTCATTGCATATTGTAATAAGTTAACAGAATTAAAGTAATAAAGATCATTTAGAAATAATTGATACTTAATACTAAACATTCCACCAGAAATAGAACTGGTGTCAAATTTAAATATTTTTTCTATACCAATAACTGAATCGGGAACTTGTAAGAAATTAGAAGTTTCATACCAATTACTAACAGTGGTTCCATAACCACTGATATTTGTTGAAGTTGCAGTAGTTGTGACAATACCAACTCCATCTCCATTTTTAGCAGCACCTCTATCAATATCATCTTGAGTGAGTTGATATTTGAGATACATTCTCTCAACACCATCAAAATGACGTTCATTGAATAGTTGAATAGCATCATCAACTAAATCATCAACCTGATCATCATCGACATTGATTTCTAAAACTGGTGCACCCAATTTACGAAAACAATAATCGATAAGTCCTTGTCTAGTTGATGGTTTTGCCATTATTCTTTATCCTCGATGTTAGCAGTGTCCTGTAGAAGATTATTTATTTTTTCCTCATAATCTTGTTTTAAAGTTTCAAGTTTAGCTTCTAAAAGAACGTTTTGGTTTAATGCATTTGCAAGTTTTTGATGATATATTTTCACAAGAACATTTACGTCAACTTCACTATTTTGCTGCATTTAGAATGTACCTCCGTCTAGGGTTGAAGTCCAAGATGGTTTGTTAGAGTAATTAACATTAACAGCACTTGGATTTACGCTTAAATTAGCGATAGCACCGTTATTTCCTTCTTTTCTTAAATTATTGGTAGTATTAAATGTACCTTCAACACCAACTAAAGGAACTGAATTTCCAGCATTAACTGCTGTTTCAACTACACCATAAGCACCACTAGTATCTTGCTTAACAATATCACCAACTGCTAATGTTACATTACCAGATGTTGTTAAAGTGTTTTTAGTGATAGCAACCATAACCTGTTTAGAGGTTATGACTGGAGAAGTTGGTGCATTAGTTGAAGATTGTAATCCATTAGCATCAAAATATACAACACCATGAGTATTGTAATCACCAGTTTGATAATAGATACCTTTAATATCAAGAAATCCTCTGGTTCCTGTTATTAGACTATTGGCAAGACTAGCATCGGGAATATATGTCCAAGATCTATCAGGAGCACTACTACCTGTTTGTGATTGATCAGTGTAACCAAAGAATCCTAATTTATTGTTACCTACTCCAACACTTGTATTATAACCAAAAGAAATACCCCTATCAGTTTGAGTATCTCTTGCGTGAGTAACTGTCAATTGTGTAGTAGTAGAAATACCTGGAGCACGAACAGTTACATCAATAGTAACAATTTTATTCGTTAAATCAAACGTAGTAACAGTACCAACACCAGATAAACCTAGTAAAGGACTTCCTGAAATAACATCACCTGTAGCGATACCAACAAGGGAATCTAATCTAAGAGTACTGACACCAACTGCAGCTGTTGTCATTACTGTTTTATCACTTGTAAGATCACCAAGATGCATTATGGGATCATTAAGTGTTGAAACTGTAGAGTTTACAGAAGTTGTTGTACCATCTACTTGCAAACTACCTTTGATAATAACAGTACCTTCATTACTCAAACCATCTGGATATGGATCAAGATATAAAAGATTTCCAGAACCACCTAGAGTTGATATAATATTATCTTTTATTTCAACTTTGTCAAAAGTACCACCATTAGGTGAACTAAATGATCCACCAACATTTAGATTTTTCTCAACACCAACACCACCTTTAAATACAGCACTACCAGTAATTTTACTTGTAGATTCAGTTGTATTATTGTATGTTATTGGTGCACCAGTTACTTGTAATCTATCAGTGCTATCTTCATCATATTCAAATTTTACATCTTTTCCAGTACCAAAAGTAAAGAAACTATCATCAGGAACTACAATTTCTCCAGTTCCATTTGCATCAAGTGTAATATCACCATCCGTATCTGTTGAAGATAAAGTATTCCCATCTAAACGAAGATTATCTACATTCCATAAATCTACTTTTCTATTACTATCAAGAATAGCAACTATACCACCATCACTATTTCTTGTATTTGATACACCAGCAATATTTCCTGGTGAATGTTCCATCATAGATGTATAATAATGACCACCAACAGGGTTTACATTGGTTCCGTCATCTCCAAGAAATACTCTATCTTTATATTGATTATTACCACCGTAACTGCCTATACCAGTTACATATGCCATCTCACCCCATTGAAGACTGGCAGGTTTACTTGTGCCAGAAGACCGTTTGATTCTTATTACACTGGCCATTAAAAGTTACCTCCGTTAATATCTAGATTCTGGGTTGCACCTGGAGTCAATTCCAAAGTGGTGTCGAATTTTTTAGTTGTACCATTATATACAAGTACCATTCCATTAGATAAACTAGAGGCATTTACATCACTTAATTCCGATAAGGATAGTGTTTGGGCACCAGCAAGTGAGGATATAACCTTAGTTGCGTTATGTTGCCCTATTCGGACTTTAATATCTGCCATCTATAAAAGCAATTCAGATCTATTATATATTTATACTTTATTATGTTATCCTACTTGTTAGTTCTTTTAGAAGACTTTTAATCTCGTTAATATCATTCTTCATTATGTCTAATTCTGCTCTTTCATCCAATTGTCTTCTTCTTTGTGATACATAATCACTATATCCTGTATTATCACAATTAACTATCGCACCTGTTTTTTCATCACGAAACAGATTTTTATGTCCTTCAACTGGGATCATTGTCTACTTTCCTTCTAGGTTTTTTTAAGTTCTTTAAGAATTTATCTCTAAATTTATTTAATTGGGTAGCATCTCCTCTTTTTTCTAATTCTTGTCTAACTTTCTCTACATTAGGATTATTAGATCCCTCATACCCATTAGGACCTCTAACTTGTCTTCTTCCATATGCCTTAGTAGTTCTGGGATCAACATCAAACGGACCAGATAATATTTCCTTTGCTTTTGGATTCTTTTTGAGTTCCTGTTCTACTGGATCTGGCATTCCACCTAGTTTGTCTAATGGAAGACCATCTTCTTTAGATTTCTT